TAAGATTTGTACCTTTTAATTCATATACTTAAATGTTTGATAAATTATTACAGTTTTATTATAAAATTACTAAAGAGCAATATGAAATAATGGTAGTTGAATATGATAAAGAAGGAAATATGTCTAATACTTTTACAATTCAATTAAAAAAAATAATTAAAATTAATAACACTTTTTTAAAAGGTATAGATATAGAAGGTAATTTATATACTAAATCTTCTGTTAACCCATTTAACTATACTATTAGGAAAATATACTAATGTACGCACAAGGCAAAAAAGCATTAGCAATATGTGATAGATGCGGATTTACATATCGTTTAAAAGATTTACGATATGAAGTACAAAACAAACAAAAAAATGGATTAAAAGTATGTTATGAATGTTTTGATCCAGATCAACCACAGTATGATGTAAACGAACTATCTACTATTGACCCTCAATCTTTATATGATCCAAGAGTAGACACAGGAGAAGCAGACTCAAGAAGATTATTTGCATTTGATCCTATTGGTGGTGGCATTACAGAACTAGGATCAAAAACAGTTGGTTTAGATATAACAGGAGAAATTGGAACAATTACTGTTTCTACATAATAAATGACATATTCAGAACTTAAATCTTTAATACAAAATTATTTACAGAATACAGAAAGTACTTTTGTTTCTGATATTCCAAACTTAATTAAACAAGCTGAAGATAGAATATTACAAGCAGTAAAACTACCTGATTTTAGAAAAAATGCTACAGGAACATTAACTTCAGGAAATCAATATCTTTCTACTCCAAGTGATTTTTTAGATAACTTTTCTTTATCTATAACTAATTCAGATAGTCAAGAATTTTTATTATTTAAAGATGTTAATTTTATAAGAGAAGCATATCCTAATGCCTCAACAACAAGCGTACCAAAACATTATGCTTTGTTTGATGATGCATCATTTATTGTTGGACCTACACCAGATTCATCTTATGTTGTAGAGTTACATTATTTTTATAAACCTACTTCAATTACTGCAGGAGCAGATTCAGGAACAACATGGTTATCTACAAATGCAACAAATGCATTGCTATATGGTTGTTTGCTTGAAGGATATATTTATATGAAAGGTGAAGTAGATATGCTTACTGTTTATAATCAAAGATATAATGATGCTATTGCAAGATTAAAAAATCTTGGAGAAGCTGAAAATACAACTGATCAATATAGAGATGATGTTCATAGAATACAAAGGTCATAATATTTAACAAATGCCTATAAAAGAATTAGAAGGTACAAATGTAGCAATAGTTGCTATGGGTCAAAGTCAAATAGACTTTCATCTTGCACAAACACATAGCGTAGAATTTGATGAAGTGTGGGCAATAAATGCAATGATAGGTGTTTTACCTAGAATAGATAGAGCTTTTATTTTAGACCCTATGAGTAGATTTCTAGATACCGAAGATGCTGGAACTATGACTCCAATGATGCGTAAATACTTACCTCAGTGCGAGTTTCCTATCTATACTTGTGAATTAGATGATAGAGTTCCTACCGCAGTAGAATATCCAATAGAATCTATTGTAGGTGATTTGGGTTGTTCTTATTTTAATAACACTATTCCATATACAATAGCTTATGCTTTATGGAGTAAAGTTAAAAAAATATCTTTATTTGGTATAGATTTTACTTACAGAAGTAATATGCATTTTGCAGAAGCTGGCAGATCATGTACTGAGTTTTGGTTATCTAAATGTATTGATGCTGGTATGCAAATAGAAGTAGCACCACGATCAACACTATTAGATACTGATATAGGTTTTGAAGAAAAACTTTATGGTTATCATAGATTAGATGATCCTAAAGTATCTTATCAAAATGGTGCAGGTATGAAGGTATGTAATCTTTCAGAAATGCAATTAGAGCCAAAAGTTAAACCTGTTGGCATAATTAATCGAAAAGATTTAAACTTAACTGAACCAACTGAACCAAATAAGTATTAATGCATACAGATGAATTTAAAATTGCCATAGGCGACTTAGGAGTTAAAACAACTCAGAATAGAGGGCATACGCCTGAAGAAATTGCAGAAATGGCAACAGATAAAATAATTTCTATAAGCGATAATGCTGACCCTATGGTAAAAGCACAGGCTCATGCTTTTAGAGATAGAACAAAAATGGTTATTACATATTATGTAAAAGAAGGTATTAAAAACCACATTTGCACAGTATGTAATGAATTAGAAAAACAAGGTCATAAAGACTTAGCAAATATTATTAGGAGACTATAATGGCGATAACACAAGCAATGGCAACTAGCTTTAAAAAAGAACTTCTTGAGGCTAAACACAATTTTTTAGCATCAGGCGGAAACTCTTTTAAGTTAGCTTTGTATACTTCAAGTGCAACAATGGGTGCAGCTACAACAGCTTACAGCACAAACCAAGAAGCATCTGGAACAAACTATACTGCTGGTGGTGCAGCATTGACTAATGTAAATCCTACAAGTTCAAGCACAACTGCATTTACAGACTTTGCTGATCTTACTTTTGGAACTGCAACTGTTACAGCTAGAGGTTGTATGATCTATAATGACACAGCATCAGGTGATCCTTGTGTTGCCGTCTTTGATTTTGGTGGCGATAAAACATCTACAGCAGGTGCATTTACTATTCAATTTCCTACAGCAGACGCATCTAACGCAATTATAAGAATAGCGTAATTTAGCTTATGGCTAATATAACTGGTTGGGGTCGATCTACATGGGGAGATGGAACATGGGGTAATCCTGTACCTGTTATAGAAACAGGTGTAGCAGGAACTTCTGCAGTAGGCTCTCTTACAGTTACAGGTGCAGCCAATGTAGCAGAAACAGGAGTTGTAGGTACAACTGCATTAGGTAACGAATCATTAGTTACAGTTAATGTTTTACCAGTAACAGGACAATCAGGAACAAGTGCAGTTGGATCAATGGCTGTACAAGCAGTTGCTATCGTTGGTGTGACTGCAGTTACATCTACAGGTGGTCTAGGTGATGAAAGTATTATTAGTAATAATATATTACCTATTACGCTTGGAGCAGCTACATCTTCATTAGGTTCAGTTACTCCTACAGCAGCAGCAGATGTAGATATAACAGGGTTATTAACAACATCAGGTTTAGGAGGGGTTAATGTTTGGGGATTAGTTGACACATCCCAAACACCAAATTATTCAACAATAAGCACTTCGCAAACACCAAATTGGAGTGAAGTTGCTTAAAAACAAGAGGTAAGAAATGTCAAGTACATATGTAAATAATTTAAGACTCAATGAAATGGGTACTGGTGATGCTAGTGGTACATGGGGTACAACTACAAATACCAACTTAGAATTAATTGGAGAGGCTTTAGGTTATGGCACTGAAGCTATAACAACTAATGCTGATACTCATACTACTACTGTAGCAGATGGAAGTTCTGATGCAGGTCGTGCCATGTATCTTAAATACACAGGCACATTAGATTCAGCTTGTACTATAACTATTGGTCCAAATACCATGAAGCGTGTTCAAATTATTGAAAATGCTACAAGTGGCTCTCAAAATATTATTATATCTCAAGGCTCTGGTGCTAATGTAACTATTGCTGCTGGTAAAACAGCCGTTGTAATGTTAGATGGAGCAGGTAGTGGAGCAGCAGTTGTTGATGCTTTAACTGACTTACAAGTAACAGATACTTTATCTGTGAATGGAACAACCTTAACTATAGGGGATGCTACTGCTGAAGATACTAAATTAGTATTTGATGGTAATGCACAAGATTTCTACATAGGATTAGACGATAGTGCTGATGACTTAGTTATAGGTCTTGGATCAACAGTAGGAACTACTCCTGCTATTGAAATTGATGAAAACCAAGATATTAAGTTTGCTCAATCTATTGGTGTAGGACAAGCAGCCTCATCTACTACAGGTGATATTGTTGCTCAGACTATGGCTTTAAAAGGCACAACTCCTACCCTTACAATAGGAGATGCAGGAGCAGAAGATACTAAGATTGTATTTGATGGCAATGCTAAAGACTTCTATGTTGGTTTAGACGATAGTGCTGACAAGTTATTAATCGGTGAAGGCTCTACAGTAGGAACTAATCCTATTTTAGCTATAACAGATGACTCAGTAGTTCTTGGTGATGGTGCAGCAGCAGATTTATCTTTATTACTTGATGGTAATACAGTTGATTTTCATATTGGTTTAGATGATTCAGCAGATGATTTAGTTATAGGTACAGGTAGTTCTTTAGGATCAAATACAGCAGTATCTATAGATGCAAGTAGTAATACAACTTTTGCAGATGGATCAATAGATGTAGACATTGCATCACATGATGGAAGTAATGGTTTAAAATTAGGTGGAACATTAGTAACATCTAGTGCAGCCGAACTTAATTTACTCGATGCTTTGGACAGAGGAAGCATCCTCTATGGAAACTCTAGTGGTGCAACAGCAGTATTAGGACAAGGTTCAGCAGATCAAGTATTAACTTCAGATGGAACTGATATAAGTTGGGCAGATGCAAGTAGTGGTGGTGCAACAAGTATAAATGGGCTATCTGATGCTAAAACATTTGGTACTTCTTCCTTAATGCTTGGAGATGCAACTACAGGAACTATTGATGCAGCTAACTACAATGTTGGGTTAGGTGTAGATGTTTTTGCAGCTCTAACTACTGGTGATAGCAATATTGCAATAGGATTTAGTTCAGCAAATGATTTAACAACAGGTTCTAATAATGTATCAATAGGTGCATATGCTTTAGATGTTGCAACAACAGAAAGTGGACAAACCGCAGTAGGATACCAAGCATTAACAGCAAATGATACAAATGGAGGCAATACAGCGGTTGGGTATCAAGCAGGTTCAGGAATTACATCAGGTGCTTCTAATATTTGTATTGGTTATCAAGCATACGATAAAGGGACCACTGGTTACGATACTATAGCTATCGGAAACAACTGTCTTGATAATGGTTCTGCATACACTGGCTACTATAATACTTTTGTAGGAAATGGTGCTGCTAGACTTATAACTTCAGCTATAAACAACACGGCTTTAGGAAAATCGGCTTTAGCTGCTGAAACAACAGGTTCTACTAATACTGCAGTAGGTTATGCAGCTTTAACTGCACAAGATACTGGATTTTCAAACACAGCAGTAGGTTCTAGTGCAGGAACGGCTGTTACAACAGGAGATGAAAACTGTTTCTTAGGTGACTCTGCAGGATTACAAAATACAAGTGGTTCAAGAAATGTTGCGATTGGTTATCGTGGTTTTAGAGGTAACAGCTCAGGAAGTGACTGCATTATTATTGGTTCAGATGCTTCTTATACAAACTGTACTGGTAGTAAAAATATAGCCATTGGAAACAATGCAGGATATAACTGGACTACTGCTTATAACAATACTGTTATCGGTTACAACGCTAGGACAGACGAATACAATTCATACGGTGCTGTTACTATTGGTTATAACGGAGTAGGTTATGCAAGTGAGCATGTTACTTTTGTCAATGGCTCTAACAAAACATATGTGTCTATTGGTAGTACAAGTTGGGGTGGTACATCTGACCAAAGACTAAAAGAAAATGTGCAAACATCTACAGCAGGTCTTTCTTTCATAAATGATTTAAGACCAGTTACTTTTGATTGGAAAAAGAAAAAGGACATAGACAATTCTTTAGAGGGTTATGAAGAAGATAGTAATGACAGATACATTAAAAATAATCCAACAAATAGACATGGTTTTGTAGCACAAGAAGTTAAAACAGCTTTAGACAATCACTCAGAAGTTTTATCAGGTAATGAAATATGGAGTGAAGCTAAAGATGGAACGCAAGGAATTTCAGAGGTCGCATTAATACCAATGCTTGTAAAAGCGTTACAAGAAGCCGATGATAAAATAGATGCTTTAACAACAAGAATTGAAACTTTAGAGGGATAAAATGGAAACAGTAGCAGAATGTTTAGCAGGTGCAGATTTAAGTGTTGCAGCTATAAACGATATTAATACACACGGAAACAAATCTTTACATATTGGTGGCAAAATAGACAGAGAGGGCAATCGAATTTCTTCTTCTGAGTCTCAATCTTTTATTAATGCTCATGTTAAAAGAAATGTTGACCATTTAAGTACAATATTAGCTTATACAAACCCAGATGTAGCAGGAAGTTCAGAAGATAAATCAAGCTATACAACAGCAATTACAACTGGCAATACTTATATAACAGATAATTCATAATGTCTAAAAATAAAGAAAAACCAAAAGAAATTGAACTTTCAGAAAAACAACAATACATACAGTTGCAGTTAAATGATCTTGCTAGTAAAGAAAAAAATCTTATGTTTCAATTAGATCAAATAAAAGCATCTCAACAAGTTTTTAACCAAGCCTTTATTGAGGCATCTCAAGAAGTAGCTGAAGAAGTTTTGAAAGAAGAATAATTGTGATTGGTTTGTTCATTATTAGTTTTGCAATATTTTTAATAGTTAGTATTGCTGTTTATTTAAGTTAGGAGAAAATTATGTGGAAAAAAGTTAAAGATTGGTTTATGAGTGGCTATGAAAGAGTTAGAGCTAGAAATAGTAAAGGTCAATATGTTAAAGATGATCCTAAAACTAAAAAAAACGAAGCCTATACTTTAAGAAAAAAATCTTTTAAAAAAAAGTAATTTATAAAACAGGATTATAACATGGCTACTGCTAGAGAATCTTTTGCAAAAATAGCTGCACATGAAAGAGAGTGCACTATTCGATATGAAAACATCGAAAAAAGATTAGATCAGGGTCAAATTAGATTTAATAAACTAGAAAATATGATCTGGGGATTATATGTTTTACTTATTACATCAGGAGTTATAGCAGGTATATTTTCATGAGCAGAGCTAAAAAATCAACAGTAAATAAAGCAGGTAATTACACAAAACCTACTATGCGTAAAAGAATATTTAATCGCATTAAAGCAGGTAGCAAAGGTGGTAGGGCTGGTCAATGGTCTGCTCGTAAAGCACAAATGTTAGCTAAAGCATATAAAAAAGCAGGTGGCGGATATAAGTAGTGTCTTATCTTATAGACAATATACCCCATTTTAAATGTTGGGTTCGCAAAGAGTTTACTCATAATCATGAAAACTATCATGGAGAATTTTTACACGCTATAGCTATAGCAGTAAATACAATACCTGATAGGTCTTTAAGTTTTCAAGTAATATTTACAGGATGTGAATCTGATTTATATGAAGAAGAAATACCTAATGTTCATGGTGGTGCTATGTGGGCAAGAATGCCAATACAAGCATTAGTAGCAGACATGACAATGGATAGTTTTCCAGAACCAATGGAAAATCATTTAGCTCAACCTTGGGATTGTGAATCAAGACATCATGCAACCATGATATTAGATAGAGCAAGTTCTAGCCCTTGGATAGCAAAAATAGATGGCGATTTTTATAAATCTAAATATTTGTTTACAGTAGATTATACAGATCATTCTATAGCAGATTGCCCAGCACAACATAAACAATCTCATGTAATGTACATAACTGAAGATTGCAAATGGAAAGGCAATATAATTGCTTTACCAAATAATAGAGTAAGAGTTACAAATCCTGCTTTATGGGTTACAGGAGAAGGTCCACCAGATTTTAAACCTTCACAATATTTGCATTCAGCAGAAGAACATGAAAGTTACATGGACCCTGAAATAACATTTAATAATTTATATGAAGAATAATGGCTTTAAAAAAATCACAAAAATCTCTTAAGCGTTGGTCAAAACAAAAATGGAGAACACCAAGCGGTAAAAAATCTTCTAAAACTGGTGAAGTATATGCTCCAGCAGCAACAATAAAAAAATTAAAATCAACAGCAGCAGGCAGAAAAAAACTTGCAGCAGCCAATAAAAAGAAAAGACAAGCTACTGCTAAAGGTAAACAACACGCTAGACATGGTTTACATAAAGGAAAAAAAAGATAATGGAAGAAATTCAAACAAAAAAAGTTAATTTAGAATTAGATATAGATACGAGTATAAATAATACTGGTGTTAATCCTTATCAAAAATGGATACATCTTGCTAAAGCAGTAGATGCTTGGCGTATATTTCCACGCTTATTTTTAAGTGTGTATATGTTTTTATTATATTACTCAACTATGTGGTTTATGGATTTACCTGAACCTAGTTTAGAACAATCAGGTCTTATATCTATTATTGTAGGTGCAGGTGCTGCATGGTTTGGTTTATATGCAGGTACAAGCAATAGTTCTAAATCGTTTAAAGGCGAACAATAATGTATGAATATGGTTGCACAGTCACTAGGGTGGTTGATGGCGACACTATTGATGTTATTCTTGATCTTGGTTTTTCTATTTTTCACAAGTGTCGTGTACGCCTTTATGGAATTGATACACCTGAATCAAGAACCAGAGATAAAGACGAAAAAGCTAGAGGAAAATTAGCTGCAAAATATTTAGGAGATGCTATTCATAATGGCACTAAAGTAGTTTTACGATCAAAACTAAAAGATTCTAAAGGCAAATATGGTCGTGTATTGGGGGAAGTTGTTGTAGATGATATTAATATTAATGTCTCTATGATAGAAAACTATTTGGCTGTTGCATATCATGGACAAAGTAAAAATGATATTGAAGCAGAACATTTAGTAAATAGAAATAAACTTATAGAACTAGGAGTGTTCACCCCAAATGAATAAAAAAGAACAAAAAAAACATGACAGTATTTTAGTGTGGTCAGCATTAATGTTTTGTATTACTTTAGTTATTGGTTTTTCAATTAATGTAAATGCACAATCTAACCAACAATCAGGTACAGCCTGTGTTAATGGCTCGCAGTATTGTGAAAATAATTCTTTAGATACAGTCAATACAACTACAACTACTAATACTAATAGCAACACAAATAATAATACAAATACTAATACTTCGACTGCGACTAACACAAATAATAATTCTAATACTAATGTTTCTACAAACACTAATACATCAACAAATACAAATACAAACACAAATACAAATACAAATTTGAATACAAATGTAAATACTTCTACAGCTAATTCAACTTCAAATAATACTAATACAAATAATAATGTTAATACCTCTACATCTAACTCAACAGTTAATTCAACTGTTAATCAAAATGTAAATAACACAAATAATTCTACTTCTAATAATACAAATCAAAATACCAATATAAATAAGTCAGAATCAGAATCTAATGTGCAAACTAATAATATTAATCAAAATAATAATAATACTAAGTCTGATAATACAAACAGAAATATTAATGAATCCAATAGTACACAGACAATTAATCAAAACATTAAATCTGAAGCTCCCCCTGCATCTGCAATAGCACCATCTATAATGTCTTATTCACAAGACTTATGTACCACTGGTGTATCAGGTGCATTTCAAGGACAAGTATTTGGTTTTTCAGGTGGTAAAACTATTACAGATCAAAATTGTGAAAGATTAAAATTATCTAAATATCTTTACGATATGGGCATGAAAGTAGCATCAGTAGCTTTATTATGCCAAGACAAAAGAGTATTTAAAGCTATGTCAATGGCAGGTACTCCTTGTCCATATGAAGGCAAAATAGGTAAAGAAGCATCAATAGAGTGGGAAAAAAACCAATCAAAAAGACCTGATGTAGATGATGCTGAAAAAGAATACATAGCTAAATGTACACATGAAGCTAATCCAAACAGATCAAAAATAAATAAAGATGTTGTAGGTTTAGTTAAAAAAACTTACACAAGAAAAACTAAAACCACAAAACAATGCAAAAAAGAATTTTATGCTACGCAATAGCGTGTCTATTTAGCGTTAATGCTTTAAGTCAATATACCTACGAATCAGGACAAGACTTATATCATTTGCAAACAAACGCTAATAGTTTTAATGGTGAGTTAGCATATGAGGTAGTAGATGATGGTATTAGTCCTGCAATTGATCTTTCTTTTAATTTTACTTTTTATGGCACTACATTTACACAAGCGAGGATGGCAACAAATGGATGTTTACATTTTGGTAATAGTGGTAGCTATTGCAATGACTATACTCCTGACCCTATTAACGGACAGCATACTTACACCTTATATCCCTTCTGGACTGATTTAATAAGAGATAATAACTCTCGTATGAAATCTTGGGGAGACTCAAGTAAAATGATTTTTGGTTGGTATGATCTTAGAGAATATAACAGAAGTAATACAGACAATAGTTTTGAAGTAATACTTTGGAACAATAATTCTTTTGACATACGCTATGGTGCATTAAACATTATCAACCATGATGTGCTTATAGGTGAGGTAGGCTCTAACAAAGATAACTCATACACCTATTATTACCATGATGAATGTTCTACTGGCACAACTAATTCAAGCACTTGCGTCAATACTAATTGGAACAATACAACTATCAATACAACACTAGAAAATGGTGGTTCTTTGTATGGTTCAGGTAGTGGCAATGGTGTTGACTGTAGTGATCCACTTAATGATTCTAGTTGTACAGGCTATGCACAGGCTTTATTAACACAACAATGTAATATTACTGGTCTTTATAGTGAGTCTTGTCCTAACTACTGGTCAGCTTATGATGACCAACAATGTGCTGATGATCCACAATATGCACCTTTTTGTGCAGGCTACAGCCAAGAAGAATCAGTAGCTTTCTTTGACGATACTAATGTTGACTATGGTTTTGTAGACGATCAAGAGCAGTTTGCTACTGGAATATTTATAGAAGATGACTACCACGATAACCATGAATTTGAAGAACAATTTACTATTGTGGAAATATTTGAAGAAGAAATGTTCCTACCTTTTGATGAATTTGGTAGCGATAACTTTGAAGAATATTTTGATGGCTCTGAGCCTGAAGAATTAATTATATTTTTTGAGCTTGAACCATTGCCTTTTATTGATGATTTTACGCCACACCATGATGAGCCCTTGCATCATCAAGATGATATATTGCTAGATGAGTTTATATTTCAAGAAACATTTTTAGTAGAAGATTATAGCGAACCTGAAACATTTATAGAATTTAATTCTATAGACGAACTAGAAGAATGGTTTGAAGAAGAAACTAACGAACTTTTTGAAGAAAGGCTTGAGGAAAGACTTGCAAACCTTGATGAGCCTGAAGAAGAATTTATAGAAGAAATATTTGAAGAAGAAGCTGTAGAAGAAATCTTTGAGGAAATAGAAGAACGACAAGAAATAATGGAAGAAGAAAGAATAGCAGAAAGACAGGAAGAAGAAAGAGAAGAAATTTTTGATGAAGTAGAAGAAGAATTTGCAGCAGTAGAATCTGATACATCTACAGGTAAAAATAAATTAATGACTGTAGCTCTTAATGTAGTACGAGCAGGAGTACAAACAGCAGCTAACAGCTACTCACAAGCCTCTGGTGGCTCTCAAACAAATAATACATCTAATAATGTATCTAACAATAATGTAGTCACAGGAAGCAGTACAGCATCTAGTGGTGGTATAAGCACTTCTAGTAGTCCTAGTGCATCAGATCAGTTTGCAAGTGCAACACAACAAACTAACCAAGTTTTATCTATGCAAAGTGATGTAGGTGGTTCTAATAGTATGTCTATGTCTATAACACCATTGCCTACCTTTGATAATTCTGCATCTATGGTTATAGCTGATGTGCAAGTGCAAAATGTGCAAGGTGAGATTGATACAGCATCTTCAGGAGTAATGACTGCTTCAGAAGCAGATCAAATAGCAGACAAAATAATTGCAGCAAACATAGAAGCACAGCAAGAAGAAATAGAAGAACAACAACAAGAAACAGGTAAGTATGGAGATGAATCTAAACTTATAGCACTAATAGGTTATGTTCCTGCTTTTAATAACTATTCACAAGTTAGCGTACCTGATGCAACAACTTGGTACAGTAGCTCTGATATATATACTTCTGCTACACTAGATGATAATACCAGTGCTTTTTATGGACTGGTAAATGATAATTTAAAAGGGTTAGATCAAATGATTAATGATCAACCTAATATGTGGAGATAATTATGGATTGGTTTCAAAGTAAAACAGGACAGCTTATAGCTTTAGCAACAATAGTTTCTACCCTAGCAGGGTTTGGATGGACTGGAGCACAATATGTTAATCGTATTACTAACCTAGAAGCTAAGATAGGTGGATTAGGTGAAACAGAAAACGAAATGAAAGTAATTGAAGAACGCTTTGCATCTATAGAAACATCTGTTCAGTTTTTAGAAAAAGAAATAGACAATATTAAAGTTCCTGATGTTACTGAAATTAAAACAGACATTGCTACTATTAAAGCTGATTTAATAAGTTTAGAAAAAGATTTAAGTAAATTAGAAAATAAAGACGATAATCCATTAAACGGATAATGCGTTATTTATTAGGCATTATTATACTTACAAGTTGTACAGTACCTATGCCTAAAAAAGAATGGTCTAATGCTTATGATCCTGAGCAATGGCGTAATCAATATGAAGTTTGCAAACATTTAATAAATACAGAGTTATGGACAGAGTGCATGGGAGAGTTTAATAAAAATGAGTAGAATTTTATTAGGTGTACTTGCAATATTAGGTTTGTTTACTTTTTTTCTTTGGAATGAAAACTCTAGACTAGCAGAGCTTAATCAAGCATTTGAATTAAGAGATCAAGAACAAAAAGAAGCTATTAAAACTTTGCAAGAAGATTTTAAAACGCAATCAGAAGGTTTATTAGAAATACAAAAAAGAAACAACGAAATAGAATTAGAAATGACTCGTTATCTTGATATATTTAAAAGACATAACTTAACTAAATTAGCTATTGCTAAACCTAATTTAATTGAAACAAGGGTAAACAATGGAACAAAAAAAGTATTTGATAGCATCGAAGAAGTTAGCAGGACTATTGATGGTCTTGACGATAATCTCCAGTTGCAGTCTGTTTCCGAGTAGGCAACAAGTAGAAATTATTTCTAAACCTATAGAACGATCTATAGCACAACCAGTTATGCCTCGTGAAATATCTTTAAATGATCCTTATTGGTATGTTGTTTCAGATAAAAATTTAAATGAGTTTCTTGCACGAATAGAAAAAGATAGTGGTAATGTTGTATTTCTTGCTATGTCAGTACCTGACTATGAGTTGATGGCATACAATACACAAGAATTAAAACGCTATATCAGTGAGTTACAAGAAGTAGTTGTATATTATAGAAAAGTTACTACACCGCAGGAGAATAAATGAACATATCACAAGAAGGAATATCTTTAATAAAAAAATTTGAAGGATGTGAATTAGAAGCATATCAATGTGCAGCAGGTGTTTGGACTATAGGTTATGGTTCAACTAAAGATGTAAAAGAAGGAGATACTCTTACGCAAAAAGAAGCAGATAATTTGTTATTACATGAAATGCAAGAGTATGAAGGTTATATTAAAGAGCTAATAAAAGTTCCTCTTAAACAAAATCAGTTTGATGCTTTGGTATCTTGGGTATTTAATCTTGGTCCAGCTAATTTAAAAGCATCTACTATGTTAAAATTTTTAAATGCAGGTGATTACCATTTAATTCCAAGCCAAATAAAAAGATGGAATAAAGCAAGTGGTAAAGTTTTAGAAGGATTAATAAGACGGAGAGAAGCAGAAGCATTAATGTTTGAAGATAAAGACTGGAGTGCTGTGTAATGCCTTTAGTTAAATATGTTTTTAGACCCGGTATTAATAAAGAAGGTACTAACTACAGCAATGAATATGGTTGGTTTGATGCTGACAAAGTAAGATTTCGTAAAGGTAAACCTGAACGCATAGGTGGCTGGGATAAATTTACTGATGGAAGTTTTATTGGAACTTGTAGAAAACTATACCCATATAAAGCTATTGATGGCGATCAGTTTATAATACTTGGCACTCATCAAAAACTATATGTTCTTAATGGAGATGTTTATTACGATATAAATCCTATTAGAGCTACTTCTACTAATGGTGTTGTATTTGCAGCAACTGATGGATCATCTACTATTACAGCTACTGACGATGCACATGGAGCAGTTGAAGGAGATTCTGTTACTTTTGCACAGGCTGTTAGTTTAGGTGGAGTAATTACAGCTACTGTTTTAAATCAAGAATATCAAATTGACTCTGTTCCTACTACAGATACTTACACTTTTACTGCTAAAGATAGTGATGGTAATACTGTTACTGCTAACTCAAGTGATACAGGTAATGGTGGTTCAGGGGTAGATGGTGTATATCAAATTAACTCAGGACTAGATGTTTATGTTCGTACTACTGGTTGGGGTGTAAATCCTTGGGGAGCAGGAACATGGGGATCAAAAGCTGATTTATCTTTAACCAATCAACTTAGATTATG